ACCTCGTTTTGACTAACTCTGGATCTATTTCTGGTAATACATTTGCCAGCTTATGTAATGGGTTGCCATCATATGCAACACCACTAATATCGTTTGTCTTCAGCCAATCACAGGCTGCTTTTAAGTCTTGAGTAGTGGCTTCACCACTTTTTACTCTGTCTAAAAATTCTTGTGTGACTAACTGGTGGAGTTCATTAAATTGCTCTTCAGTTGCCTTTTTCATTGATTTTTATAAAAAATGCCCCTCCAGAATCGCCTGTAAGGGGCTTGTAATTTAGTCCGGGTATGTTTGTACCCTTACTTTTTGCCTTTTTTCTTAGGAAATCCAGCTTTCATATTGGCGTAAGCTTTAGGGGTGATTGTACTTTTAGACTTCGGTCTACTTGTACCAGCTTTCTTACGCTTGTTGATGTTTGCGTATAAGCCTTGTTTTGCCATTATGCGATGCCTAAACCTTTTTTAACTATCGCTAATGCTTTATCATCTAGTTCGTTATCTGTAGATTCGACTAACTTTTCAAGTAGGTCTACTACAAATCTCTTAAACTTATCGCTTTTTAAAGAGGTTAAAACCAGTGGTTTTATTAGTGCTAACATTTTCTTTTGGTAATAATGATTGTATAGGAACTATGTCGTGACACATATGTTCGACACGACTTCCCGGTCTTAAGGTGAAACCCTTTTGTTGTAGTTCTGCACATTTCAATGCGCGAACAAGTTCGTAGTCGAGCCTTAATTTTTCTTCCTGTCTTTTAGCTATTTCTTTACATTGCTTATAGCCACTCTTATCTAACGGAACCATAAAGTTAACTTGAAACCCCCAGTTCTCATTTAGCTGATAGCTAGTTGGATGTAACCCTTCCATATCTTCTTTTTCAGAATATGGATTGGTATGGTTGCCCATATAGAACGGTGAGAACGTCATCGTGCTACCGTTACAAGCCACTCCGGGAGCGTATTGTTGACGAGAAGCTGCACCATTATTTTGAAATTGTACAGCTTGATTCGTAACGTTTCCGGTGGCTGCGGCCACTGGATTCGAGGTGTTATTAACTTCTGGTTCGTCTGCTAAAACAGGTGTTATTGTGAGAAGACAGAGAGCGAGGTAGTAGTAGTATTTATAGTCCAATCTGTTGTGGCGTCTATTTGTTCTACTAACCCTGCGGCTCTCGATGTTACTTCTAGTGTCCAATCTGCTGCTGAATCCGTTACGGAAAATGTTGTATCTGATGCTGCAATGTCTCCAGAAGGAGTTACATTTGAGCCTGACCAACTTTTGACTTCTGATCCAAATACCTGTGTTTGCTTGACTTCTTGGACTGTTTGAGTGGTTGTTGTCGTTGAGTTCATCGACCCCTGAGTAAATTGTGGGGTGACTGTGTTTGCTCTCGCTACTGCGGGTGACAACAGTGCTAAGAGAAGAATCCATTTCTTCATGTTTTTGGGTTATTTATAGATGTTCCGTTACCGTTTCCATTCTTCTTACCATTGCCCGTAGACAGCCCAAAAGTTGCCAGCGCGCCTGTAAAAATCGAGGCTACGAAAGTGATATCAGACGAAGCTCCTAAAGGTTTTTTAACCATAGGCAGCTCAACATAATTTAGAGTGATGATAAATCCACTCCAGATAACAACACCAAGGCGCACCATTGCACCAAGTATTTGCATCTGTTCTTCATGGTCATCTACATTTTCTTTTAGTTTGGTAAGGAATCCTTTTTTTTCTGGCGGTTTTGCTTCCATTTATCTACTTTTGCTTGTATTGATTTCTGTAGCTTCTTTTTAATAGTGTTAAAAAAAGGTTGTGCAAAAGTTGTAACTGCCACCGCACTTACGGCTGCATAAGTTGCAGCCATAACTACTTCAGTTGTAGGAAGTGGTACTTCAATATTAAAGTAAGGTACTTCAAACTTTGGAGTAGGAGCGGGTTGTTCAGTCTTTTCTTTTGTCTTAGATTTTGTTTCTTTAGGTTTACGTAAATCACTAGGAGGTACGACTAAAGGTTTATAGGATGGAATATCAGCTGTAGGTAAATCTAATGCTGGAGTGGAATATTGCTGGGCGGGAGGTAAGGCTAAGGTTGGAAGGTGGATTGCTTCACCTAGCTCCAAGGCTTACCAGTACCATGTGTTGGTGTTTTCTGTGCAGCAATGTTTGCATCTATTGCAGCTTCAATTTTTGCTACAGTTCCAGCTTCTTGTGCATCAAGTTTTGCTTTAACCCAACCTATAACTTTTTCTTCTGTTAAATCTTTGTAAGGTATAAGAGTCTCAGGCTTTTCTAAATCTACTTCACCTGTAGCTCTTGTTTCATAAGTTCCATCAGAACCTTTAACTCTATAGATAACTTTATTTACGTATCCATCTGCGAGTTCTCTTTGAAGTGTATTAACTTCCCAAGTTTTTGTAATTGACATTTTAATTAGATTTATCTGCTATAAGTTTTGCTTTCCAAGCATTTTTTATTGTTGTAGTCCAAGCTGCTGTACATATTGCTGATACTTCAGCTGGCTCTCCCGAAAGATCTGTTTCTACAAAATTATTAGAATCATCTAGTATTCCACATTGTAAAACATATCTATCATATGATCTTGTAAGCTCTTTACCATCCTTTGTGATAACTGTAGCTTTACGAACTTGAACTGCTTTATATTGACCGACAATCTCTATCTTGTCGTATTCTATTGATTCGGCTAATGCCATTAGGATATATCTCCGATATAAACAGTTTTAGGCTTAGTTTATAGACATAGCTGCGGTCTAGGTTGTTTCATAAGTTCCAGAAACCCAAATCTTACTACCACTAAAATCATTATATAAAGCATAATCACCTCCCTCCATTTCAAAACCATAAAATGTGCTTTGTGCAGAATGTAATCTCATCATAAAAGGTTTCTTTTCAGTGCCACTTCTATCAGACATTGCAGATGCAACAATTTCTCTTGAACCAGCTTGTGTAAATGGAAGAGAAAATCCAAAACCACTTGTATCATTTATTGAACTACTTACAGTAAATTTGGCATTAAAATGAACTAATCTACCTACTTTTGTGTAATTAAAATGATTACATGTTACATGACTAGAGTCATTTAAATTAGCGTAACCAGGTGTGTGTGTTCCTTCTTCATAATCATCTAATCTATTAGCAGCAGCAGCTGGATCATTTGAACCAAATACAACAGAATTACATACTAATTTAGCCGATGCAGTTGTTTGCTTTAATGTGCCATCACTTATAAAGTAGAAAGCATTTTTACCGTCATCATGCCAAATATGGTCTATGTTTGTGGCATCTACATCTGATATATCTCCACCTTCGTTCCAACTAAGAATATTATTATTTAAACTTAATCCTGTTGCAGTAGTCTGGCATTTTTGAGAATTATTATAATATAGTCCAACCGAACCATTTTCATGGGCAACGATCATTGTTTCATCATTACTACCTTTGACATAAAAGTCATCGGCTCTAACAATTAAATGACCAACACCTGATGAAGGACAATCGATATAACTGTTTGATCCATCATGATATATCTGTAAATCAAAGCCACCACCAAACGCAAGCTTTGAATTATTTGTCCCACTTACATAGTCAGGAACTTTTAAAAGTCCATTACTATCTATAGTTAATCTTGTAGTTATTCCAGATGAATCACCAGTAGATTTTCCACTTTGTGTACGGAAAGTGACATTACCATTCATACCACTAACTGCAACCTGAGCAGCATAACCAGATTGGTTATTAATAGTATAATCATGCCACTCGCTATTACCTCTTCTATATCCACCAGCCGTCATGGTAAATTCATAACCACCATGGGTTCCAATAGCACCTAAATTTGATACAGGAAGGTAAGTTGAAGCTTGTGACCAATAATCAGATGGTGCATTTAAGTTAAGTTGTCCAGTTATTTTTGCACCATAACTTGTAGTTGCAAGGGCAGGGGATCCTCCATCGTAGTAAAGTTCTACTTGTGCATTAGGATAAACTTTAACACCGTTTTCATTGTCTACAGCTTGTAAATAACAATGACCACCGCCACCCATAATAAAGAGATTACCAGTATCGTTTGTTATAAAACTATTAGTTCCATCGTGATAAATTTGTAGGTCATCACCGGCACCAGCAGTAAATTTTTCACTATCAGTTAGTATTGATAGACCACCACCACTTGTTTTTAAAGCACCTGAGATTTGTGAACCCCAAGAGGTTGTTTCTAACTTTGGAACATTGTCGTAATAAAGTATAGTAGAACTGTTGCCGGTAGCTTTTAAATTGTTTTCCCAATTACCAGACGCATAATTTTGAAGAAATATAGAATCATTATCTGAAGCAATAAATCTGTACTGATCATTATTATCATCTCCTTGATCTGCGTGTAAATATAAAGCACTTGAACCACCTTCTCCACCTTTTATGTATATACTTCCTTCTCCAGAATCAGTCATTGCTTGAATACCATCAGCTGTAGTTGTTAAAGCTTCAGTACCAGCATGATAAAGTTTTACTGATCCATCTACGATGGCACGAACCATATGTGCAAAAGTACCACCTTTAGAAAGTTGTACTTCACCAGAAGTGGCTTGTATAGATAAATTACCTACTCCACCTTGATATATAAGGCTGTTATTTCCATCATGGAAAATTTCTAGGTCTCCACCATCTCCAAAAATACCTCTAACGTTATCATTGGATCTCCAACCATTTGAGGTTGTTTGTAATTTAGGACTATTGTCAAAATATAACACTACTGATCCGTTAGGATTAGCTTGTATTGCATCTTCAGAAGCATTAGGTCTTATTCGTATTGAGCTTGCACCATTATTTCTTATGAATAAAATACCAGTTGCATTATCTATATAAGAACTTGTACCATCATGATACAATTGTAGGTCTCCGCTTACACCTAACTTTAATTTTCTTGTACCACTAGAAGTATCATCACCTGCTATCCATAAATCTCCATTTCCATCTGAATTAGCGTGTATATATGTGTAACCAAATATGTTTGCACCAATACTAGTAGTTCGGAATCTTTCAGTGCCATTGTGATATAAACTTACTGAGCCATGTTCACGGGCTACGATCATATCTTCTCCAGTAGCACCGAAACCAACCCAAGCACCTTGGACATAAAAGTCTTGTGCTCTAATAACCGTCTGCTCTACCGTATATCCATCAATGTAGTTTTTAGTTCCATCGTGATAAATTTGTAAATCTTGACTAGCTCCAAGCTGTAGTTTTTGACTGTCATTTGGGAAAGTTATATTACCACTAGATTCAATCTTAATGTGAATATCTCTGGAAGTATTATTACTTGAATAAGTACCAAGTTCTAATTCATTTGTACCACCACCAATAAACTTATGTCTAGCACTAGCATTACCTGAGACTGTAAATTTAACATCTCCATCAACTTGTGATGTTCCTGTTGTTGTAGTACCAGTACTAGATGTCTCAAATGTTGGACTGCCATCGTAATATAATTGTACAGCTCCATTCTCATTAATTTTAACTCCTTCTTCATTATCATTAACTCGAAGATGTATATTACCATCTATAGAATTAATAACTAAAGAACCAGTACCATTATCTGTTATGTAACTTGTAGATCCATTATGATAAAGCTGTAGATCATTACCTGTTCCTAATTTTATCCTATTATTATCAGGCATATAAAATACGCCATCAGAATAAAATCTAGCAATTAGCTTATCGTAAGTATTATCAGTGTTATAGTTTCCACTACCAGAAATAATTGCAAAACTATCGAGAGTATCATTACCTCTAAGACCTATTACATGATGTCCGTTTAATGATGTTTCATGTATAGTTCCAAAATTTGATCCACTTAATAAACCACCAATAACAGAATCAGTTGTAGCATTCCAATCTCTAATTATCTGTTGAGCATTACCTGTGTGTAGGGTTATATCATTAACTACTAAATTTCCAGATATTGTTACACCAGTACTTGTAGTTTCTAACTTTGGAGAATTGTCGTAATAGAGTTCTACTTTTCCATTATTGAAAGTCCGTATTGCAGATTCATTATTAGCGTTATTATTAAACCTAATTTCATTAGCAAGGAAAAATAAGTTGCCTGTATTATTTTTAATATAAGAAGCACCACTTGACTCATGATAAATTTCTAAATCATTACTATTACCAAACTGCATTTTAGTGTTGTCACTAAACTGTCTAGCAACAGCATCTACCCAAGCAGAACCTGTATAAACTCTAAATTTATCAGTAGTAGTGTTATATATTAAATCTCCAGTATTAAGACTGGTTGAAGGATCTGAGCTAACAATTCTATAAACATTAGCAAAGTTCTGTATTTGGTCTAAGTTACTTGCAGCTGTATTAACACTGGTAATGCTTCCAGCAACTGTAGTTACATTAGAGTTGTTTGCACTAACAACCTGTACATCATTGTTGATGCCAGATACTGTTTGTACATGAGAAGATATCCCTGCAACTGTAGCTATTTCATTAGGTATAGCAGATACAGCTGTAACGCTAGTAGCGTCAGGAGATAATCTGTGGAATGTATATGTGTGAGTTGTTCCTGTTGTTTCAACGATTACACCATAACCAGCGGGTAGGACCGTAGTACCTAAACCAGTAATAGTTACATCATTTCCTGATCCAGCTCCATCTGTAATTACAATCGAACCACCACTTGGTGTTCGTGCAGAGGACATGGTTTTAATAGAAACAAGCGTACCTGTTCCGTTATTAACATCAGGGTTTGTAGCCGGGAAACTTGTTTCGTTTGCAATAGGTACGAAACCACCTACGTCGTCAACTAAGTCAACAATACGTGCATCGATAGCAGCAGTTGTAGCAATAAAGTTATCACTACCAGACCATGTAGCTCCACTGGTTATAGTTTCACTACTGTCTTGTCTAAAGTATCTAGTATCTAGTTGACCATTGTTTAATTCAGCTTCAGTAAAATATCTTGTATCTAAAGCTCCGTTATTTAATTCAGTTTCTGTGAAGTAGCGGTTGTCTAGTTGACCACCATCTAATTCTGTTTCTGTATAGTAAAGATTATTTAGTTGTCCTCCACTGAGTTCTGTTTCAGTGAAATATCTGTTGTCTAACTGTCCCGCATCAAGTTCAGTTTCGGTGTAGTATCTGTTGTCTAAATTGACAGAACCAGCCGATGTAACGTGACCCTGAGCTGAGATAGTTATATCTTGTACAACATTCCCACCACTGTTATTAATGGTTGTATTTGCACCACTAACATTGTGATTTATAGTGACTTGACCACCACTCGCAGAT